CATTACTATCTCAAGAATTTCAATTACCTTTGGTGACCATATTAATGAAAAGAATGTCTCAAGCAAATGAGATACCTTCTTTACCTAAAAACTCTGTTAAGCCTACAATTATTACAGGTGTAGAAGCTTTAGGTAGAGGTAATGACTTACAAAAATTAAGAGAATTTGTTGCTGAGATAGGAAACTTAGCACAAGTAAATCCTCAAATTGTTCAAACATTGAATACACAGGATTTAATAAAACGTATTGCTACTGGATTAGGTATTGATACGGAAGGGCTTATCAAGTCTGAAGAAGAATTAATGGCAGAACAAGAAGAGATGGCTGACCAAATGCAAAATCAACAGATAATGCAAATGGCTGAAAAAGCTGTTGCACCTGCTGTTAATGGCATGATGAAACAACAAGAACAAGGATAATTAAATGGTAGATAAAGTAGAAGTACAAGCAGAAGAAACTGGTATTGAAAAACCAGAAGAACAAGTAAACGAGACACAGTCAACACAAAGTAAACCTGAAGGCTTACCTGAAAAATTTAATTCAGTTGAAGATTTAGCTAAGTCATACGCAGAGTTAGAAAAGAAACTTGGTGGACAATCTCAAGAAACAAAAGAAGAAGTAGACCCTGTTGCTAAAGCACAGCCTAAAACAGAAACTAAAACTGATAACAATAAATTAGATATTGCTGAAAAAGCTGTATCTGATGCAGGTTTAGATATGTCTTCTTTACAACAAGAGTATTCTGAAAAAGGTGAATTAGATGCTAAGTCTTATGAAGCTTTAGAAAAAGTAGGAATTACTAAACAGTATGTAGACAACTACATTGCAGGTCAAGAAGCAATTGCTAATCAACAAGCTACTGAAATTAAACAGACTGTTGGTGGTGAAGAAACATATCAAGAGATGGTTGATTGGGCTTCTAAAAATATGACTGAAGGTGAGAAACAAGCATATAACAAAGCTGTAAACAGTGGAGACATGGACACAGTTAAGTTAGCTGTTAATGCACTTAAAGGTCAATATGAAAGAGCTAATGGTGTTGAACCTAATCTAGTAGAAGGTAAAGCACAGCCTAGTCAAGAACAAGGCTTCCAGTCATGGGCACAAGTTACAGAAGCTATGGCTGACCCACGATATGCAAAAGATATGGCATATCAAAATGAAGTAAAAAATAAATTAGCTAACAGCAACTTATAGGAGTTATATGATGTACGGAAAAAAAGCTAAAGGTAAAAAAATGTTAAAAGGTGGACAGAAAAAACTACCTATGGCATTAAAGAAAAAAATAATGAAGGCTAAGAAAAAGAAATAGTCATGGCTAAAAGAGGTTTATACGCAAACATTCATGCTAAACGTAAAAGAATTAAAGCGGGTAGTAAAGAGAAAATGCGTAAAGTTGGTAGCAAAGGTGCACCAACAGCTAAACAATTTAAAAGAGCGGCTAAGACAGCTAAGAAAAAGTAATGCCGGCTAAAAAATATCAGTCACCTTCTGGTGGTTTAAACGCCGCCGGAAGGAGATATTTCAAAAGAAAAACTGGTGCAAATTTAAAAGCTCCAGTTACAGGAAAAGTAAAACGTGGTTCTAAAGCGGCTAAACGTAGAGCTAGTTTCTGCGCACGTATGTCTGGAGTAAAAGGTGCTATGAAGAAACCTAATGGACAACCTACAAGAAAAGCTTTAGCATTACGTAAATGGAAGTGTAGATAGTTGTGCACCCTTTTTAGGGGGCAACTCGCCAACACATATTTAATAAAGTGTAATAACTTGACCACCTGCGGGTGACAATCTTGAATATGAAACTGAAACATATGTAGAGGCTTTTATAAATAAACGTCATAACAAAGGAGAACACTATGGCAAATGCAAGTCCAGTATCAGTTGGAAAAGTAAATGCAGGTGGTTCGGAAGACGCTCTGTTTCTGAAAGTTTTTGCAGGAGAAGTTTTAACTTCTTTTGATAGAGCTTCAGTTACTCAAGGTGCAGAAATGGTTAGAAGTATTTCTAGCGGTAAATCTGCAACTTTCCCAGTAATGGGTAGAGTGGATGCTTCGTACCATACAGCAGGTGCTGAAATAACTGGTTCAGATGTAAACCACAACGAGAAGGTTATTACAATTAATGACCTACTTTTATCTTCAGTATTTTTATCAAATATTGAAGAAGCAAAAAACCATTGGGATGTAAGAAGCGCTTACTCTACAGAAATTGGTAGAGCGTTAGCTTTCCAAAAAGATAAGCATATCTTACAAACTATTGGTCAAGCAGCACAAGCTTCTGCAAACGTAGCCGACAGCGGTTATGCAGCAGGAACTGTACTTACAAACACTAACATTGCTTCAGCAACAGCTTCAACTGCGGCTAATGCAATGATTGATAGTTTGTTTGATGCGGCTAAACAATTAGATGCAAACTACGTTCCAAAAGAAGGTAGAAAAGCATTTATTAAATTAGAAGAGTACTACAAATTAGCAAACGGTACTAACGTAACTAACGTTGACTTCTCAGGTCAAGGTTCAATTGCGGAAGGTAAAGTTGTTAAAGTAGCAGGTATTGAATTAATACCTACTGCACACTTTGTAGCGTCTAACGTAACTGCGGCTCCGGATGCAGGTTCAGCAACTGCGGGTGGTTCAACACCTCAAGCTGTTGACTTATCAAACTACGTATGTTTGGTATCTCATCCTTCTGCTGTAGGTACTGTAAAACTTATGGATTTAGCTGTTGAAAGCGAATATGATATAAGAAGACAAGGTACTCTAATGGTTGCTAAATACGCTATGGGACACGGTGTCCTAAGAGGCGAAGCAGCTGTAGGAATTAAAGAAGCGTAATAGCTTAACTTTAATATTTATAGTGGCGGTAGAGGGAGACTGAAGCCGCCGCTATACTAACTAATAGGATATTATGACTACACAGATTACACCAACTACGGAACTACAAGCGATAAACATAATGTTGTCTGTTATCGGTGAGGCTCCAGTTAACTCAATTACAGGCACTACATCAGTTGATGTAAGTACAGCAAAAAATCTTTTAGATGAAACTTCTATGTCAGTTCAATCTCAAGGATGGCATTTCAATACACATGAAAATTATAAAAACTTGGCATTAGACCAAGACAGTAAAATTCCCCTACCTTCAAACTGCGTTAAAGTTGACGCTAGTAAAAACTTTAGATACATAAATATTACATTAAGAAATGGTTTTCTATATAATTTAGAAACACATACAGATGTTTTTACAACAGTACCAGAAGTAGATTTAGTTTTAGTACAACAATTTGAACAACTTCCAGAATACGCAAGACAATACATTACACAAAAAGCATCAAGAAGATTTGCTTCAAGATTTCTTGGTGATGCTCAAATTGTACAATTAATTGGACAAGATGAAAATGAAGCACTTATGGCATTTCACCAAGCAGATAGTCAAGAAACTGATGTGAATATGTTAGAAGGTGATAGTAATACTTACTCAATAATTAATAGACCAACTAGAAGGACTTATTAATGGGTGGAGTAGTATCTCAGAGTATTCCTAATTTTCTGAATGGTATCTCACAACAAACACCAACACAAAGAGGTATCAATCAAGCAGAAGAACAGGTAAATTTACAAAACAATATTGTAGATGGTTTATCTAAAAGACCTGCTTTTGAATATATAGACACTATAGATGCTACGAATGTATTTCCCAACACTGTAAAATTTTGGTCTATACAAAGAGATAAAGATAATCAATTTGTTGTTATATTTTATAATGGTGGTGTAAAAGTTTATGATTTAGATGGTAATGAAAAACCTGTTACAATAGCAAGCGGTGCTAGTTATTTAACTTCAACTAATCCTAAAGCAGATTTTAAATTAGTTAACATTGCAGACTACACTTTTGTTGCAAATAAACAAACTACAGTATTAGCAGATACAAATACAAGTGCAGCAAAGATAGAAGAATTTTATATCAATGTTGTTACATCTAATTATGGTAGAGAATATGCTGTAACAGTACAACATCCTAATATGTCTTATGCTGTTAAGTCTTCTTTACAAATGCCTACAGGTTCTAATTTAAACCATGATGCCGTATTTAGAGATACAGCACACATTGCAGATATTTTATTTAGAGGTACTTCTAGTACATATTTTGATACTTCATCAGATGCTTCTTTTAAATTAACTAGAGAAGACACCGGTGCAACTTTAAGTACAACTCAAGGATTAGGAACATCTTCTGAAGTAACTAACTACTTTACTATGTCTCAATATCCGGGTGTTATTAGAGGTATTTCAACAGATGGCAACAGTAATTACACAGTGTTAACAGCTGATGGTTCTGGTAATACAGGTATGTATTCTATAAGAGATGAAATATCTGACTTTACAAAATTACCATATCATGCAAGCACAGACAGTATTATAAAAGTTACAGGTGAAGATGGAGATACACTATCAGATTATTATGTAAAATTTGAAACAGATGGTGTTTGGAAAGAAACTATAGGTCAAGGTGTAAGTCTTGGTTTAAATAATTCTACGTTGCCACATGCTTTAATAAATAATAATGATGGTACATTTACATTTCAAGAAATAGATTGGGATGATAGAAATGCGGGTGATGGAATTACAAACTCTAACCCAAGTTTTGTAGGAAACCAAATTAATAATTTATTGTTTTATAAAAATAGATTAGGGATGCTTTCAAGAGATAATTTAATTTTATCTGAAAATGCAGGTTTTTTTAATTTCTTTTCTAAAACAGTTACACAAGTATTAGATACAGACCCAATTGATATTGCAGCTTCAGGTTCTGAAGTTAATACACTATTTGATAGTGTTGCATTTAATGAAAGTTTATTATTATTTTCTGAAAAAGCACAATACAAATTAGGAAGTGTTGCAGAAACAATATCTCCTACAAGTGCAGTACTTAATGAAGTTTCAGCATTTGAATTTGATGCTAACGTAAAACCTGTATCAGCAGGTAAGTATGCATATTTTGCACAAGCAAGAAATAATAATACAGCAATTAGAGAGTATTATGCAGATGATGATACACTAACTAATGATGGTTTAGATATTACAGTATCAGTACAAAATTTAATACCAAGTAATGCATATCAATTAATTAGTAATACAACTGAAGATACTTTAATTACATTAGCTTCAGACACAGCAGACACACAAACAGCACCTTATACTACAGGTACAGACATTACATCAATTAACGGCGGTACTATGTTTATCTATAAATACTTTTTTGATAAAGGTGAAAAAGTACAAACTGCATGGTCTAAGTGGACATTTGATAATGCTAAAATATTAGGTGGTATGTCTTTTGAAAGTTTTGTTTATTTATTAGTAGTAGAAGGAACAGATACTAAATTAATAAAAATTGATTTAAGAAATTTAAGAGATAGCACTATAGGTTTTAATATATATTTAGATTTAAGAAAAAATGTTACAGGAACATATGATGCTAATACAGATTTAACTACGTTTACATCTCCGTATGGAGCTAAAACAGGTTTAATTGCAGTTGATGGTGTTAATGGAAATAATTATGCGGTCACAAATACTTCAGGTTCTACATATACAATAGAAGGTAACCACACAAATTTAATTATTGGTATTCCATATGAAAGTAAATATAGAATGTCACAACAGTATGTTAGAGAAAATTCAGGCAGAGGATTAGTTGCTATTACTTCTGGACGTTATCAAATTAGAAACATATCATTAAATTATGAAACTTCAGGTTATTTTCAAGTTGAAGTAACACCTAACGGTAGAAGTACAAGTTATTCATTTATGAATGGATATGTTATTGGAACAGCTACAAGTAAAGTAGGTGTACCGGCTATTAGTTCAGGAACTATTAAGGTACCCGTTTCATGTAGAAACACAGATTTTACATTAGATATTAAAAGTTCTTCACACTTGCCAATGTATATTGCTAGTGCAGAGGTAGAAGGATATTATCATAATCGTTCACAAAGGATTTAAATGACCAGAGAAAATTACGTACGACCCGCTATACTAAAAGATACTTTAGAATTAGCACCTAGAATACGCCAAGCTGACCGTGCAGAGATTAGAGCATCTAACAACTCTTCACCTTTACAAGCTTTAGTGTTTCCGTTTACGGAACCTAATGGTAAAGTTTATAGTATTATAGGTACCAAAGATGAAGGTGTTATAGGTATGTTCGGTGTTGCTAAATGTGCTGAGCCTGATTATGGTGTAGCATGGATGTTGTCTAGTGAAACATTATTCAAACATACAAAACAATTTATAAAAGAATGTCCGTATTGGATAGATGAGATGGGTAAAGGTTATAAATATCTTTATAACTTTGTAGACAAAAGAAATTGGAAGTCACTAAAATGGCTTCAGTATTTAGGCTTTGAACCAAAAACTGAAATAGGAGATTATGGTTTTGGTAAAATGCCATTTTTATTAATGATGAAGGAGATAAACAATTAACTATGTGTGATGCAGTATCGGCAATAACTGCCGGATTGAAGATAGCTACAGCAGTACAAGATTACAGGAGTAAAAAAGAAGTTGCAAAAAGCCAAGAAACAGCAAATGAAATAACAAGAAAAAACTCTGACCAAGCATATTTAAATGATTTAGCTAAAATAGATGCAGAAAAAGTAGCAGCAAGTAGAGAAAAGAAAGCAGAAGATTTTAGAATATCCCAAGAAAATAATAAAAAAGAAGCACAAGCATTAAATATGAACGCAGGTAATGGCACTAAAATTATACAAGATATTGCAGGTACATATGACATGCAATTCTTAGATGTGGCAAGAGATTATGAAACAGATGTAATTAAATTAATGTATCAAGAAGATGATGCATATGCTGCACAACAAAGAAGATATAATAGTATTAAACCAGTCACTATGCCTAGCCAAACAGGATTATTATTACAAGTAGGAACCGCAGGTATGGAAGGTTATCAAATGAATAAAGCATTAACTAAACCAGATACAGGAGAGGTAGTAGCACCATAATGGCATATAAATCAAGAGTTACAAACAAATACATGGGCTCTACGTTTGCAGGTAGAGTAAACGCAGCAACATCAACTGATGCTACAGATTTAGTAAATATTTTAAAAAAAGACGTTAATCCTGCTATTAGCAGAATAATGTTAAAAGAAGTGCAAAATAAAAAAGATGAAGCTGTACAAGAAATTAATCAATTATTAACTACAAGAGATGCAGATACTGTTCAAAAAGAAATACTAGAAGGTAAGCATCCAAATTTAAATAATAAATATGTACAAAAAACTGTACAATATCACACAGGAAGACATCAAGCTATTGATGCAATTACACAAATAGAAGCCAATAAAGATAAATATGATTTTCAAACAACTAATCTACCTGCTTTTTACAAAGAGTATTTACCAAGTTTTGCGGATAAAGATGGTTCATATGCTTTAGGGTTTGCAGCTGTATTTAATAATTATAAAGCTAAAGATGCTATTAAAGATGCAAAAGTAAGAAGTGACTTTGCACAAACAGAAAAATTAAAAGAAGGTGCAAAAATAGTTTCACGTACAGAACCAGAAGATTTTTGGAAAGAAGTAAACAGTTTACATACACCGCTTCCACCAGAAGAGGGTGGTACAGTTAGAAGATATTTATACACAAATAAAGAAGCTAATGATGCTGCTCTTTTATTTCTTAACAATGCTATTGATGGAGCTGCAAGTACTGCTGATTTAGCTAAAATAGAAGATATTATAAATATGGATAGAGGTGTTGGTGAAGGTGGCAATCAATTAGGGTCATTAAGAAGTGTTAAAAATAATGCTGATATTGCAAAAGTTATTGAAGCTTACGAAACTAAAAACAGAACATTAGCTAATGCAGAATATACAGCATCTGTTAGAGCTACAGAAACAGATAAAAAAGAAAGAATAGAAAATATATTTAGTATAGATAGAAGCACAGTTGAGGGTGAACTAGAATATCAAACACAAGTAAAAGACGCAGTCAAAGCACATCCATCTTTAAACATAACTTTAAATAGTATTGCTAAAAACAATTTAGAATTATTTGAAGACCAAAACAAAGTTGCAAATATACAAATAGATATAATGAATGGTTTATATAATAACAATGAAAATGGTTTATTAGAAGCTTATAGAGATGCATCAAACAATCCAGAAACATTAGTATTATTAAACAAGATGTTAGTAGATGCTAAAACAAGAGAAGCAAACGCATACACCCCACCATTTCAAGAAAAAGCATTTACAAATACAGTTGGTAAGATTAATAAAATAATTGTAGATTTAGTTCCTGCTGTAGACAAGAAATACAATTCACAGAAAAATCAATATGTGTCAGATTTAATTCAACAAGAAATGCAAAAAGATTATATGGAATGGTTGTCACAACATCCTAGACCTTTAAAATTAGCTGATGCTAGTGAAAAAGATGCGTGGAATTTAAAACAACAAGAGTTCTTTACTAAAACATATAATGAAAAAATACAAACATATTCTAATCAAACATGGTTAAATGGTTTAGCAGATAGAATAAACAAAGAAGGAATAGATTTAACTTCTTCTATTGACTTAGATGACATAGTAGTTGAGTATTATGAAAGCAATGTTGCAAGTGCAGTAGAAACTTTTAAACCTTTTGCAACTCAAATTACTTCACAAGCAGAAGCTAGTTTATTGTCGCCTGTTACAGTGATGATGGAAAGTGCAGATTTTCAAAGGTTATTAAATACAAAAGGATTTGAAAATTTTAAAACTGATAAAGTAGCACAACAGTCATTAGCAGAAAGATTAATTAAGGATTTAGAAATAGAAAATACTGATTACACTGACCAGATAAATGAAGTAATAGATAATATTAATGAAAATATACAAACGTTTGAACTTCCACAGATTGAAACATATACACCTTTAGGTTTGTTTGAAAAAGGTGAGAGTGTAGAAGCACAACAAAATTTCTTTGTAGACACACTTGAGCAACTTACAGGAAGACCAATAACTAAAGATTTATATAATAGAGTTCTAAGTGAAGACGCTAAGTTAAATTTAGCAAAAGCATTTAATATTAGTTCAGTTCAGTTAGATGAATTGGTTAGTGAATATTTAAAATAATATAGGAATAAACAATGGCATTAGATTTAGGAATTTCTTTTACAGAAGATGATACGCTAACAAACACAGAAAAGGGACTGGCTTCTCATAAAAAGAATAGAAGAAACAGAATAGAGCGTAAAAAATATGATGCTATGCAAAAAGCTGAGCGTCAAAAACTTGCATTAGATAAACTACAATCGGATGATTTTGAAGTTGTATTACGTAGATATTATGAAGGCGGTTTAACTGACGCAAACAATGCTGTTACTGGTGGTAAAGCAATTAAAGATTATACTAAAACTGAATTAATAGAAAAGTTTTATCAAGACAGAATTTGGAGTGAATACAATACAGCAGGTATTATTAATGATGTTGGACAAGTATTAGCTAAGGATGACCAGTACAAAGGTGACTGGGCAGAGATTACACAGTTGTACGCTGACTTACCTTATTTTGGTGGTGAAACAATTGGTTTTTACAAATGGGCTAAAGATTTTGTACCTGCATTAATAGCTGACCCTATTAACTTATTTAGTTTAGGTGCAGGTAAAATTGTTGCAAGAGAAGCAAGTAAAACTGCAATAAGTGCTTTAAGTAAAGCTGAGTTTCAAAAACAAGTAGCTAAAAAAGCTGCATTAGAAATAGGTAAGAAAGAAGCTTTGTACGGTGGTAGTGTTGCCGTAGCTGCTGACTTAGCTAGACAAACTGCTG